TCCCCGATCACGCAGGTACAGGTTCAAACAGGCCCATGTTTAGGCCAACCAAGCCAAGGCCCGACAGGATGACTACCAAAGTTCGCCGGATCAAACGGGGGCTAATTGAGCCACGCCTTCACAGCCCATACTTGAAGGGTAAATCTCGCATTGATGAGGTTGCAGCACTAGCTGAGAAAATCGGCATGCCTCTACTACCCTGGCAACACTTTGTACTAGAGGACATGCTGCGTATTGATGCAGCTGGGCAATTTATTAAAAAAACTAGCTTGGTTTTATGTGCCCGGCAGAACGGCAAAACCCACCTTGCCCGTATGCGTATCTTGGCTGGGATGTTTTTATTTGATGAAAAGAAAATACTCATAATGTCATCTAATCGAGCTATGGCATTGAGCACCTTTAGAGAAGTGGCCTATGCGATCGAAGGCAGCCCAGAGTTAAAGAAACAAATCAAGGCGATCCGGTACGCCAATGGCACTGAGTCGATCGAGCTAAAAAACGGGTCGCGCCTAGATGTTGTAGCTGCTACCCGTGATGGATCGCGTGGCCGTACCGCTGATCTGTTATTCATAGATGAAGTGCGTGAGATAACCGAGGAAGGCTACGCAGCTGCGCTACCGACTACACGCGCCCGTGCTAATGCCCAAACCCTAATGTGCAGTAACTCAGGTGATGCCTTTAGCATTGTGTTGAACCAGCTGCGAGAACGCGCCCTATCTAACGCATCTAGGACTTTTGGCTATTACGAATACAGCGCGCCACAGTTTGCCAAGATAACCGACCGCGCAGGCTGGATAGCGGCCAATCCTGCGTTAGGCCATACGATCACTATGGAGTCGATCGAGGAAGCCCTTAACACGCAATCGGTAGAGCAATTTAGAACTGAAACCCTGTGCCAATGGATCGATAGCCTGCAATCACCTTGGCCATACGGATCGATTGAGGCAACCAGCGATGCCGCCCTTAAAATGTCCCCGGGGCCGCTTACAGTATTTGCCTTTGACGTATCCCCAAGCCGCCGAGATGCCAGCCTAGTTATGGGGCAGCTACTCCCCGATGGCCGCGTAGGTGTAGCCGTATTGGAAACCTATAACAACCAGGTAGCCGTAGATGAGCTAAAGATTGCGGCCAGTATTAAAGGCTGGTGCGATATGTATTATCCGCGCGTAGTTTGCTTTGACAAATACACAACCGCATCGATCGCCAAGCGGCTAGAACTATCTGGCGTTGCAGTTCGCGATGTATCGGGTGCTGAGTTCTATACAGCTTGTAGCGATCTCCACGATGCCCTAAGCAACGGCCGCCTAGCCCATAGCGGCCAAGAATTGCTAGTACAGCACATGAATAACAGCGCAGCTAAGATCAACGATAGTGCCTGGCGTATCGTGCGCCGCAAGTCTGCTGGCCCTGTAGATATTGCTATTGGCCTGGCTATGGTCATCCATATACTTGCCCAGCCCGTACAGGAAGCCAAGATATACGCCTAGCGACACGCCGAGCAGAATCGGTAATGTGCTTGACATTTTGAGAAAATCCCACCTATGGGATTACTGGAAACTCTAGGCTTAAAAGCTAAGGCAGAAGTTACTGCCCAATATGCCCCTGCCATCATGGATAGTACCTATGGCGCAGGCATGTACAGCTATAACAGCGGCCTATCTAACTATGGTTATGGCGTTGCGATCGATCGCAGCATGGCGTTACAAGTACCTAGCGTAAGCCGTTGCCGCAATTTAATTGCAGGCGTTATATCAAGTATTGAGTTAGGCCTATACAAAAAATCCACAGGTAAAAAATTAGAAAGCCCGGTATGGCTAGAGCAACCAGATATACGCCAGCCACTTAGCGTTACCTTGGCTTACACAGTAGATGCATTACTATTTTATGGCGTTGCTTATTGGCGTGTTACATCGCTATATGCAGACGATGGCCGCCCATCTGGTTTTGAATTTATTCCAAATACTCGCGTTACTGTAACTACAAATCAGTTTGGCGATGAGGTCGAATTCTATTCTCTAAATGGCGTGCGCGTACCTATGGGTGGTATTGGTTCGCTGGTTACATTTCAATCATTACTGCCTGGCGTATTACAAACTGGCGGCCGCACAATACAAGCTGCGTTAGATATACAAAAGGCTGCAGCAGTCGCAGCAGCTACGCCAATGGCAACCACGATTTTAAAAAATACCGGTGCTGATCTACCAGAGGCGCAGATCCAAGGCTTACTAGCTGCGTGGAAAGCCGCGCGTAATAATCGCAGTACCGCTTATTTAACTAGCACGCTAGAAGCGCAAAATTTAGGCTTTAGTCCTAAAGATATGACATACAACGAAAGTAGCCAATACCTTGCTACTGAAATTGCGCGCTTAATGAACGTGCCTGCCTATTACATAAGTGCAGATATGAATAACAGCATGACGTATCAAAATATTTTAGACGGCCGCAAAGAATTTGTAAGTTACTCGCTGCAACCATTTCTCAGTGCAGTAGAGAATCGTCTATCAATGGATGACATAACAGCGCATGGTAATCGTGTGCGCTTTGCAATCGATGAAACTTTCTTACGCGCCGACACTATGGCGCGACTAGATGCAATAGAGAAAATGTTAAACCTAGGTTTGATCGATGTTGCACAAGCGCAATCGATGGAACAGCTAACACCTAATGGATCAGGAGATACTGCAAATGTTGCACTTAACGTTTAATAACGCAATCGAGGCGGCCGATACAGAACGCCGCATGATCTCAGGCAAGATCGCGCCATATAACGAAGTCGGTTATACATCCGCTGGCCCTGTCGTATTTGAACGCGGATCTATTTCAATTCCAGATGTAACAAAAATTAAATTACTAATGCAGCATGACAGTACAAAGCCAGTAGGTCGCGCTACATATTCCAGCGATGATGAAAGTGGCATGTATGCATCGTTTAAAATTTCAAGTAGCAGCCGGGGACAGGATGCACTTGTACTAGCTCAGGAAAACCTTGTATCTGGTTTATCCGTTGGTGTGGATGTATCCGCATCAAAGCAGATGAAAGGCTACCTGTTAGTTACCGCTGCTGTCCTAAAAGAGGTAAGCCTAGTGGAGTCGGCTGCCTTTGATTCGGCGGCCGTAACTGATATTGCAGCTGCTAAAGCTGCACTAGAAGCAACACAAACAAAAAATATAACTTCCAGTAACGATACTGAAAGCGAAACCCAAACCGAAAGCGAGGCAGCTGTGACTACAGCCCCTATTGAAACCCCGGATGCTCCGGTCGAAAATCCAGTCGAGGCTGCACCAGTTCAAGCAGCACGCCAAATTATTCGCCCATCCGTATTAGACAGCCAGACAGTACGCACACCAATTACATCAATGGCTAAGTACACAGAGCATAAGATTAAGGCTGCACTAGGCAACCAAGATTCAATGCTTTTCGTGACTGCAGCTGACGATTCATTTACCACTAACGTTGCATTTAATCCCACCCAGTACCTTTCCGAATTCCCAACAAATACACGTTTTGGAACACCTGCTATTGATGCTTGCTCACGCGGAGTATTGCCAGCAAGCGGTATGACAATTAACGTGCCATCACTTGTTACATCAGCAGGCGGTCAGTCAGGCGTTGCACCAGTTGTAACAGTCGAGGCAGAAGCTGGCGCAGTACAAAACACAGGTATGGTTACAGAATACCTATCAGGTACAGTCAATAAATATTCAGGTATGAATACAATCTCAATCGAGTTGTTGGAAAGATCAGATCCGAATTTTTATTCCGAGCTTACTACTCAACTTCAAAATGCTTACCTAAAGACACTTGATACAACAGTATTATCTGCGCTTATTACAGCAGGTACAGTTGCAACTACTGCACAAGCTGCTACTTCAGCAGGCATTATTGGTTACACATCGGAAGCTGCTCGCCTTGTTTATGAAGCAACAGGTTACTTTGCTAATAACTACATCGCTAACGGTTCACAATGGCAGCTGCTACTTGGCGCATCAGATACAACAGGCCGCCCAATTTATTCAGCATCACAGCCAATGAACGCAGCTGGACTAACACAACCTGGCTCAATTCGCGGCAACGTACTAGGTCTTGATCTATATGTTGACAAAAACTTTACAGCAACCACAACAGTAGATGACTCAGCTGTGATTCTTGCACCTGAAGCATTTACCGTTTATCAATCACCACAGGCTTACATGTCAGTAAATGTTGTAAGCAATCTACAGGTACAGGTCGCGATCTACGGTTACATGGCAACAATCGCCAAGATGCCAAAGGGAATTATCCGCTACAACTTCACCTAAGAAATAACCCTGATAGTCGGTAGGGCATTAGCCCTTTGCCCTACCGACCCTAACTGAGTAAGGAGTACCGATATGGCAGCTACATACGTCACCGTAGCCGAGCTACGCGCCAATTTAGGTATCGGTACTCTTTATACAGATCCAACAGTCGAGGATTGCTGCCAAGCCGCGCAAGATCAAATTAACAGTTTTCTTTGGTTTGATACTGCGCCAGTCGTGGGGACTGCATTGGTAAGCAACGTTGCCACAGTAATGTTGGCCAACCCCGGTCTATTTACTACAGGCGAAAGCGTGACAATAGCCGGGGCTGGTTCGACATTTAACGGCACTTACACAATTACTGCCACGTTGCCGTTTAGCACAGGCACTACAAATTTATTGCCAGCATTTAATATGAACTTAAATTATTACCAACAACCACAAGGTTATAGTTTTATCCAATATGCCAAGACTGCCAGCGATCAAAACTTTAGGCGCGTAGTGCCATCTGGTAGTGCGCTAGGTGCAGATACAAAAACTGCTACCTACGTTAATACAGCAAGCGTTAGAGAAGCTGCGATGATCTTGGCCGTAGATATATGGCAGGCACGCCAGGTATCTCAGACAGGCGGCGTTGGACTTGATGGCTTTAGCCCTAGCCCTTATCGCATGGGTAACAGCATGATAGGCAAGATACGAGGCCTGCTAGCCCCGTACATGAACCCGAATAGCATGGTGGGGTAAATGCCTACGGCTGCTATTACCACGCTGCGTACGACCATTGCAACGGCTTTAACCAATAATGGTGTCTGGTCGGTATTTGCATACCCACCTGCAACCATCTTGGCTAACAGCTGCGTAGTAATCCCAGCTGATCCATACATCACGCCAAGCAATAACAGCTACGCAACCATATCGCCGCTGGCTAATTTCAAGATTCTTTTATGTGTGCCCATGTTTGATAACGCTGGGAACCTTATTGGCATTGAGGATTTTATAGTCGCAGCTTTCGGATTACTAGCTGCATCATCCATTGTATTTAATGTAACCAGCGTTAGCGCGCCCGGTGTATTAAATGCTGATAGCGGCGATCTATTAACCGCTGAGTTCACCATATCCGTACTAACGAGCTGGAGTTAAACAAATGTCACTTACAGATGAGGAAAAAGCGTTTTTGGTCAAGATCGGACAGATCGAAGCCGAACCAGTAAAAGAAACAAAACCAAAACCAACCGAGAAAATAGAGGAATAAATCATGGCCATTTATTTATCCAATGGTGTCGTAGTGACTTTGAACAGCGTTGCACTAAGCGACCATGTAACAATGGCTACGATTAACCGCGTATTTGATGAACTTGAAGTAACAGCGATGGGCGATACGAGCCATAAATTTACCAAGGGCCTCGAAGCTTCTACCATCCAGCTGGACTTCTTATCGGATACAGCTGCATCAAATGTAAACGCAACTTTGCAAGCCGCCTGGGGTACAACAGTAGCCCTAACGCTAAAGCAAACAAACGCAGCTACATCGGCTACCAACCCGCTATACAGCACTACAGTTCTTGTAAATAACACGCAAGACATAAATGGTGGCCCAGCTGATATTGCCACACAAAGCATTACATTTACTTGTAATTCAGCAATCGTAATTACTACTTCATAATCAAAAGAACAGGGGCTAACAGATGGCTAAGTTAAAGATCACTAGGGCCGATGGCGCAGTAACCGAGCATGCGGTAACGCCATCGATCGAATATGCGTTTGAGTTATATGCTAAAAAAGGTTTTCACAAAGCCTTTAGAGATGACGAGAAGCAGTCAGATGTTTATTGGTTAGCGTGGGAGTGCATAAGAGCCAGCGGCGAAACCGTGCCAATGTTCGGTGCTGAGTTCTTAAAGACACTTAAAAAGGTTGAGGTTCTGGATGATGACCCGGAACTATAGGGCGTGACTCGTTTACTTACTTGATCGCACGGATCAGTTTGGAAACGGGTATCGCGCCTAATGATTTATTAGCACTAGATAGCAGGATGTTTAAAGCGTTATTAGAGGCGATGAAAGACCGGAATAAGGAGATGCGAGATGCCAGCACAAGTAGTAGGCGGAATCGCACTTCGTAAAGCCTTAAAGAAATTTACGCCCGATCTAGCTAAAGACACGCAAGCAGAAATGGCTAGTTTGCTTAAACCTATTGCCACAAAAGCTAAAGGTTTTATTCCACGTCAAGCGCCGTTATCAGGATGGGGTAGAGCATCTAGTAATGGCAAATTTCCAATATGGGATGGCGCAACAGCTAGAAGCGGCGTTGGATATAAAACTACACCTAGCAAGGTTAATAGAGCAGGCTTTAGAGCATTAGCTCGTATCCAAAATGCGTCTGCATCTGGTGCAATTTATGAAACTGCTGGCCGCGTAAATACCTCTGGCCGTGAACAGGCAAAAATGCGCGAGGTTGTAATCCCTACTTATCGCCGTGATACCGGGGCTGGCGAATATCGTTACATGACAAGCACTAATAAAAAATATGGCAAAAGCAATAACCCAGAGGCAGGCTCAATTTTTGTACAGGCCATCAATCAATACGGCCGTATTGTAGATGCCAATGATCAAACAGGCAGAGGCCGTAGATCACGCAAGATGAAAGGTCGCGCAATCTTTCGCGCATGGGCTGAGGATGGCGGCAAGACTAACGCAGCTGTATTAAAAGCCATCGAGGTATCTCGCGATAAGTTCAACAAGGCTGTGGGGTATAACTAATGGCCGTAGATCCATCAGTAAGAATAGATATTGCCGCTGAGTTTACCGGCAAAAAAGCATTTAAACAGGCAGACACATCTACAGCTCAGTTATCTAAAAACGTAAAGAATTTAGCCAAGACTTTTGGAGTCGCATTTAGCACAGCTAAAGTATTGGCCTATGCCAAGGCATCAATTAGGGCTGCTGCTGCCGATCAAAAGGCTCAACAGCAATTAGCCCTGGCACTTAAAAATGTAGGCCTAGGTCGAGATGCTGCAACCGCTGAAGGTTATATCCAGCGCATCGAAAAAGAGTTTGGCATAATCGATGACAGACTGCGCCCAGCCTATACAAAGTTAGCAATAGCCACACGCGATACAGCTGAAACTGAACGCCTAATGGGTATTGCGATGGATATAAGCGCAAATAGTGGCAAAGACTTAGAGTCGGTTACTGCTGCGCTATCAAAGGCTTACCTAGGCAATAACGCCACGCTTAGCAAGTTAGGCATAGGCATATCTAAAGCCGATCTCAAAACTAAATCATTTAAAGAAATAACAGACCAGTTAGCAGTTACCTTTGCAGGGGCAGCTAAGACATCGGCCGATTCGTTTTCTGGCTCAATGGACAAGCTGGCTATTGCATCTAATAATGCTAAAGAAATTATTGGCACTAGCCTTATAAATGCGCTGCAATCTTTAGGTAATGATGACAGCATATCTACCCTTGGCGCGGATATTGAAGGCGCAGCTAGATCCCTGGCTAATTTTGTTAATTCAATCGTGTATTTAAAAGAGCAAGTCAAATCAATACCGGGTGCTGGCATTTTTGGATATTTATTTAGCGGCGTTACTGATCTACTAGGTAGATTTAGTCCACAGCGTTTGGCAGAATTAATTAAAGCCATGAAGGGTTTTCAAGGCATGGGTAACGTATCCATGACTGGCGGCTCAAATATGGATACGCAAAGATCAACAGCAAAGGCAATAGCAGCCAGTAAAGCGGCTGCAACAATTAAAATTAAAGCTGACAAAGCTGCCGCAACTAAAGATTTAGCACTAAAAAAAGCGTCTGCTGTATTTGATATATCACGAATACAGATAGCAGCTGCACTTAAAGCGACCTACGATAAAGACGAACGCCTGCGCCTATTGGCTATGCAGGAGATCGAAAACGAAAACGGCGAGGCCGCACTTAAATACATCGAGCAATTAAAACTGCTAACTGCTGAACAGCAAACTAACAAGTTAGCCGGTATCAAAACCATAAGCGAAACTGAACTAAGTTATATTAACCAATTGCTACTTGATGAACTTGATCGCATCAAGAATACAAAGATGTCACAAGAGGAAGCAGATGCCGCCCGTGCTGAAGCCTACAGAAAATACAATGCGGCAATTATTGCATCGGGCGGTTTAAACGATGCCAAGTTCTATAC